AAGGCTTCAGCAAACCCTTTGGTAGTATTAAAACAAGTTATATTCAATTACCAGAAGCAAGATTAATTATTAAACATTCAAAAGGTGTGAATGAAGAGGTGCGTGGCGCTCGCAGTAGAAATATTCATTCACTGTTTATTGAAAACTCACAAGGTGAAAAATTTAAGTTCCCTCATAGATATATGGCGGGAGCAAAAGCGATGGCGATGCACGTCAACGAAGGCGGTACTCCGTACGATGCTAAGGGCGAAGCAATCCTAGCATTATGTGAAGAGATCGCTGATCTTAACAAGTTTGTAAGACATGTTAAGAATAATAATCTAGTAAATGAAACGAACGGTGATATTGTCGAGGCAGTTCAATCCAAACTTGCTGGTTACAAAAACACCATTAATAGTTTGTCAACTCAAAGAGGTTATAACAATTTTCAAGTTCAAGAGAATATTGAAGAAATCGACGAAAATAGTGTTGACATTACAGAAAAATTCCTGTACAATACTTTTACTACTGATGATTTAAATACAATTTTAAGTAAGGTTGGACGTATTGTGGCAGAAAACAGAAGAGAATCTGAAATACATAAAGAAGCCTTGCAACGTGTTATTGAAATTATCAATAGCAAGCAAGATTTAAAAATTAGTTATGATGAGAATGATCCAGACCATCCAAATAATGCTAAGACAAAATTTGCATTTGGCGCAGATGGCGACGTTGCAAGGCTTAATATGTTATTAGGTTTTATTGCAAGCAATACTAAAAATGATGACTTGTGGAATGCATTACATGTATTAGCAGATGGTATGGTACATCAAATGTCAAATGCATATCAGGAAGTTGTTAAGAAAATTGTAGATTATTTGGTGAAATCAGCAAATGTTACTAAAGAAAGTCAAGTTGCTGTTTCATTAGATGAAGATATTGTGTTAGAACTTCGTAAAAGAATTTCTTAATAATATCAAAAACTTAGGCAAAAAAGTGCTTGACAGTAGGCACTATAATATGTATACTGTATAGGCTAACAAAGGCAAAAAGTAGTTAAGAGCTACACTTACAAAGTGATACATCGAGTATCGCTACTAATAGAGGCTAATATAGGAGAAAACATTATGGCATCTTTGGCAGAAATCAGAGCAAAATTGCTCGAACAAGAAAATCGTTCTACTACTAGAACATCCTCAGGCGGCGGCGACAACGCAATTTTCCCACATTGGAATATCCCAGAAGGTTCATCAGCAACCTTACGTTTCCTACCAGATTCGGATGAAAATAACACGTTCTTTTGGAAAGAGCGTCAAATGATTCGTCTCGAATTTCCTGGTGTTAAAGGTGGAGACGAACACAAATCCGTAACGGTTCAGGTTCCATGTGTTGAAATGTGGGGCGATAGTTGTCCAATCCACGCAGAGATTCGTCCTTGGTTTAAGGATCCTAGCATGGAAGAACTAGGTCGTAAGTATTGGAAAAAGCGTTCGTATATTTTCCAAGGCTTTGTAACACAAAGCGATCTACAGGAAGAAACAGTTCCTGAAAATCCAATCCGTAGATTTGTTATTAGTCCACAAATCTTTAAGATTATTAGTCAGGCACTTATGGATCCTGACTTTCCTGAAATCCCAACAGATTATGAGCAAGGCACAGACTTCCGTATTATGAAGTCTACTAAAGGCCAGTATGCAGATTACTCAACATCAAACTGGGCAAGACGTGAGCGTTCACTAAACCAAGAAGAACGTGATGCGATTACCACACACGGTTTGTTTAATCTTAACGACTTTTTGCCAAAGAAGCCAAGTGCTGAAGAGTTGGGAATTATCTTCGAAATGTTTGAAGCAAGTGTAGATGGTCAGTTGTATGATCCAGCACGTTTTGGTGATTACTATCGTCCATATGGAGTTGAGGCTCCAGGTAATCGATCAGCAGCTCCTGTAGCGGCTCCGACACCTGCTCCAGCACCAGTAGCAGAAACTCCTGCTCCAGTGGCTACACCGGCACCCGCTCCTGCTCCACAGCCAGAGCTTGTTGCTGAAACAGTGGCGGCACCAGCAGGCGGTCAAGAAAAAGCAAGTGCTCAGGACATTCTAGCAATGATCCGTAATCGTAAAGAATCTTAAGGAGAAAAGAAAATGAAACTATCTAAACTCGCAAAAATTAATGAGTCATACACTATCTATCGTTACGACAACGGCTTCCGTTTTGAAGCAAGTGGTCGTGATGCTGAGAATGAATGGAAGAATGTAAATCTCATTATTGCAGACGAAGAAGATCTTCTTGAAGTCATTAAAGAAGCAAATTCAATGGAAAAGGATGACTAAACATGGCTAGACCTTTTGATGTAAGCAAGTTCCGCAAAAGCATCACAAAGGCAGTACCAGGTTTAAGTGTAGGCTTTAATGATCCAGATACTTGGATTAGCACAG